AAACTCAGGACAAAATTCAAATGACAACAGTCGTTGGATTAGTCGTTAAGTTGGGTGACCTTTGCTATCAAGACAAAGAAAAATTTCCAAATGGTCCATGGTGCAAAGAAGGTGAATTTGTTGTTTATGGCAGATACACTGGAAGTAGATTTCAAACTAAATTCGGTGAACACCGTATTCTTAATGATGACGAAATAATAGGAACTATAGGAAAGCCAGAAGATATTCTCCATTTATTTTAATAAAGGAGGATAAACATGGCAGAAGTAAAAGACTATAGTGCAGAAGCATTATTAGCTAAAGAAAAAGAAGTCGAACTTGATACAGACAATGTAAAAGAAGAAAGCATTGATGTTAAAGAAGAGACCGTAAAAGAAAAAGAACCCAACTTAAATGTTGGTGAAGTTGACCTAGGTTATACTGGTCACGATAAACCTTCTGAAGAAAAAAAAGATCAACCAAAAATAGAAATAACTGAAGATGTAAAAGAAGAAGTTGTTGAAGAAAAAAAAGTTGAACAAAAATCTGAAGAAGAAAAACCAAACCTTGGAGAATCAAGAAGAGATTATCAAAAAAGAATTGATAAACTTGTCTTTCAAAAAAAAGAAGCAGAAAGAAGAGAAAAAGCTGCACTTGAATATGCACAAGGTGTACAAAAGAAATTTGACACTAATCTTAAAAAGTTAAATTCTACTGACGATCAGTATCTAAAAGAATTAGATGCAAGAGTAGATGCTCAAAGAGAACAGGTCAAAGTAGCCCTTCAATCAGCAATCGAAGGACAAGACGCTTCTAAAATTATGGAAGCTAACGATAAATTAACTCAATTAGCTGTAGAAAAAGAAAAAGCTAGACTAGAGATAAATAATCGAGAAGAAAAAAAGAAAGCTGAAGAAGAAAATAAACAACAAAAAAACGTACAAGCTGATACCTCAAACAGCGGAACATCAGACTCTATGCCACAAATTACTCCAAAAGCCAAGAAGTGGGCCGAGGACAATGATTGGTTTGGTTCTGATGAAGTAATGACTAATGCTGCAATCACGATACACAACAATATTTCTCAAGAGGGTATTGAAGTAGATAGTGATGAGTACTATAATGAAGTTAATTCAAGACTAAGGAAATATTTTCCAGATAGTTTTGATAATACTAAAGATGAGCCAAAAAAAGAAGCACCTAAACCCGTTCAAACAGTTGCTTCGGCTGGTCGTAGTCAACAAGGACGCAGAACTGTGAGACTCACAAAATCACAGGTAGCAATTGCTAAAAGATTAAATGTGCCACTAGAGGAATATGCTAGATACGTGAAGGAGGATAAATAGTATGAGTACAATTAAGAGAACTTCACGGGAGTCAGAAAAGAAAGCTTCGAAAGAAGCACCAAAAGCCTGGACTCCACCATCCAGTTTGGATGCACCACCTGCACCGAACGGGTACGCCCACAGATGGATACGTACTAACGTTCAAGGTTTTGAAGATACAGCTAATGTATCGAAAAAATTAAGGGAAGGTTGGGAATTTGTAAGAGCTGATCAAATTATAAGTGAGATTGGCGAAAATAAATACCCTTTCTACTCTGAAGGTAAATACGAGGGGTGTATAGGAATTGGAGGCCTTGTGCTGGCAAGGATACCAGAAGAGATTTTAGTCTCACGTGCTGAGTATTTCAATAGAATTACTCAAGAGAGAATAAACGCGGTAGACAATGATCTTATGAAGGAACAGCACCCAGACATGCCTATCAATATTGATAGACAGTCAAGAGTGACCTTTGGTGGTAGTCGCAAAAAATAATTTTTTTGTAATTGCTGCTGGGTTATTAAAATAAACTGTTAAAGGAGAAAATAACTATGGCAAATCAACTAGAAAAGTTTGGTCTAAGACCTTACAGAAAACTAGACGGTACACCATTAGTAGGAGCTCAAAACAGATATAAGATTGCAAATGGCTATGCTACTGCAATTTACCAAGGAGATTTAGTAAGACCATTAACTGATGGTACTGTTGTTAGATCTGTTGGTAATACTTCTTATGCTGTTGTGGGTGTGTTTAACGGATGTTTTTATAATGATCCAACTACTCAAAAACCGACTTACTCAAATTACTACCCAGGTGGAATTACACCAACTCAAGGGCAGATTACTGCTTTTGTTGTTGATGATCCAGATGCGGTATTTTTGGTTAATGCAGATGCGGTTTTTGCACAGGCAAATCTATTTGGAAACTATTCGTTAAGCGTTGCTAACGGAAGTACAAAAACAGGAATATCTGAAATGCAATTAGATGTATCTACGCAGGGAACTGCTGGTACATTTGCAGTTCAAGCAATTGATATATCGCAAGATCCAGAGAATGATGATCAAACGACTTCAAATGCTAACGTTCTTGTTAGAATCAACAATCATTTCTACCGTCAAGGTGGAACAGGACTATAATAGGAGTATTAAATTATGGCTATATCACGAGCACAACTAGTTAAAGAACTAGAGCCAGGTTTGAATGCACTATTCGGCCTGGAATATAACAGATACGAGAATCAACATGCGGAGATTTTTGTAACTGAAACTTCAGACAGAGCTTTCGAAGAAGAAGTAATGTTAAGTGGTTTCGCTTCTGCACCAACTAAACAAGAAGGTGCTGGAGTAGTGTTTGATCAAGCAGGTGAAACTTTCACAGCAAGATACAATCACGAAACAATCGCTTTAGCATTTGCTATTACTGAAGAAGCAATTGAAGACAACCTGTATGACAGATTAGCTGCAAGATACACAAGAGCTCTTGCAAGATCTATGTCAAACACGAAGCAAGTTAAAGCTGCTAACGTGCTAAACCAAGCACAAGTAGCCGCAGTAACTGGTGGAGACGGAGTATCGTTAATTAACAATGCTCACCCACTTGCAACTGGTGGCACTTTCGCAAACGTTTTAGCAGTAGCTGCAGACCTTAACGAAACTTCATTAGAGCAATCGTTAATCGATATCGCTGGATTCGTAGATGAAAGAGGATTAAGAATCGCTGCTCAAGGTAGAAAAATGATAATTCCAAAAGAATTACAATTTACTGCTGAGAGATTGATGAAATCACCTCAAAGAACTTCGACTGCAGATAATGATATCAATGCAATTGTAAGCATGGGAATGGTACCAGAAGGTTATTCAGTGAATAACTTCTTAACTGATACTGACTCATTCTTCTTATTGACTGACATACCTAACGGGTTAAAACACTTTGTTAGATCGCCAATCAAAACTGCGATTGAAGGTGACTTCGATACTGGAAACGTAAGATTTAAAGCTAGAGAAAGATATTCTTTTGGATTCTCAGATCCAAGATGTATTTTTGGTAACGGTAACTTACCAACTTAATAGCTTAAATACTTAACTGTATTAAATTTAAGGGGCGGTGCATTTGCATCGCCCTTTTTTTTGTGTTAAATGAAAGCATGATAATTAATAAGTATGTTTTTCAAAAATACTTACAACCTTATTTTTTTACAAAAGGCAAGATTGAAATAGATAGTGATTATTTCATAGATAAGATTAAAAAATCTTGTGAATCTAATGAAAATTTAAATTTTAAAACAAATGTAAAAGGGCCGATGACACCCTATTGTTTTTTTAATAATGATAAAAAATTTAATGAAATTGTTCAACAATTTGTAAACCATGTAGATTTTTATCACTCATTTCCAAAATATTATTTATTCAACTCTTGGGGATATGAACTTAAACCTAATCAAGAAACAACCTATCATACTCACTACAGAGGGTTGTGGTCAGGTGTAATATATTTAAACGAATGTAATCAAGAATTACAATTTCCAGAAATTAAAGAATCTGTTAAAGCTGAAAAAGGTGCATTTGCATTATTTAATGGTTTTCTTTTACATGGTTGTAAAAAAAATACTGACAAAACATCGAAATTTGGTTTAAGTTTTAATATGCATGAAATAGAAACCTCTTAGTCTTTACAGTATATATCTTCTAATATACAATCAAAATACCTAGAATAATAATTATTTTGTAGACTGGCTAGGCAGACGGTATAGAGACTACAAAATTTAATGCTATACAAAGGAGAATATTATGGCACAAACTACATTTGACGGACCAGTCAGATCAAAAAATGGTTTTATTAATTTAGGACCAAATGCAGTAGTCGCAAACACTTTAGCAACTAATATGACAGTAGCTGCTAATGCTGGAAGACTAATGCTTATGGATCCAGCTGGAACACCAACTGCAATCACAATACCAGCGATTAATGCTACTGCTGATTCAGCAATTGCAGGACCTGGAAGTGATCCAAACAATCCATGTACTATTGGAACTACTTTTGAAATTCTTTTTACAGATGATTTCACTGGTACAATTCAAACAGCAAACACTGATGATAAATTTATTGGTATGATTACTGCGGGTATTACTGCTTCTACAGCAGGTAAACAATGGGTTCCTGCGGCTACTAACAATGAAATTAATTTGAATGGAGAAGCTGGAGCATCTGTTGCTACAACAGGTGGTTTAAAAGGAACTTATCTTAAGTTTACTGCAGTTGCAGCAAACTTGTATTTTGTACAAGGTTTGACTAATGCAACAGGTACACTTGCAACACCTTTTGACGATCAATAATAAATAATTAGTGGCTCTCTTCGGAGAGCCGCAAACTAGGAGAATTTATGTTTAGAGGAGATATACAAGCTACTCGATCAACTGCTGCTGCAGGAGCTGCTGCAATTATTTCGCAACCAATAAGACTTAAAGGAATTATTGTTGCTAGTGATGGGGGTGGAGCTGGTGTTTTGGAATTGACTACAACTTCAAATGCTGGAACAACCTTATTTATTGCAGACGTACCTACTGGAGATTTAGTTAATTTTTCTTTTCCTGATGATGGGATTTTATTTCCAAAAGGTATTTTTTGTAAAACAAAAACTAATGTTGCAGCTTACACATTATTAACTGATAAATATTCTGGACCTAACCTAACAACAAGTAACGAATAATGGGTGGTTCAAGTTTTTCATCAGACCAGTCGGTAGCACACGCAACAGCTACAGCTCAAATGGTTGCACAAAATCAAAGAGCAAGATTAACTTCTATTCAAGGAAAAGGTGCTACGAATGGATCTATTATATTTAGATCTGGTGGAGCAACTGGAACTATTATTGCAACTTACTTATTTGATACTGAAGGATTAGATATGTATTTACCTGGTAATGGAATTTTATTTGAAGATGGTATTCATGCAACTATAGCTAATACTGCTGGTGTAACAATAACATTTACCTAAAATGGATTTAGAATATTATTCAGATATTCTGGAATTGAAAAGAGGTGGTGACGTTCAACCACCAAAAACAAAAAAATATTTTAGAGCAACAAAATCTGGTGCAGGCATGACCAAAGCTGGTGTTGCAAAATATAGAAGAGATAATCCTGGATCAAAATTAAAAACTGCAGTTACTGGTAAAGTAAAGCCTGGGTCAAAAGATGCCAAGCGTAGAAAAAGTTTTTGTGCTAGAAGTTTAGGACAAATGAAAAAATTCCCTAAAGCTGCTAAAGACCCTAATTCAAGAATTAGACAAGCGAGACGTAGATGGAAATGTTAGACTATGTCTTATCTAAATGCTAATATACCACCTATATATTGTAAAATAAGAAAGGAATATCTTTATGACATGGATGAAAATAAAGGAGAGTTTAGTGAATGCGTTATCTTTAGTATTAGCAGTATTTCAGGAAGGGCTATCCTATTTAACATCATGCTTCCAAATGGTGCGTGTTTTTGGAGACTGCCTATCTCAGCATTTTTCCAAAAACAGTTTGATAGAGCCAAAGTGCCCGATATGCAAATACACGAATTGGAATTGTGGAATTGTTTTAGTTACTGGCCTAGTATTACTTGTTTTGATTGGTTGGATGGTTTAAAAGGTAAGTTTTTAGGTTTAGATAAAAAGTTTTATCATGGAAGATACTTATTTACGATTGACTGGGCTCATCCAGATACTAATATCTTGGATGTTGAGCATTCTGAAATTCCTCAAGAACATAAGTGTGCACATATATTGGAGCTTGATAACGGTAATTTTGCAGCTCAGCCTAATAACCGTATTTTGTGGCATTGTACTAGCTACACTACTGATAACGATTGGCCTGACTATAAAGTCCAAACTACTTATTGGGATGCGGAACACCCTAGCATGGTCACAGAGGATTCTGATAAGATGTTCTATCAAATGGAAAAAGTAAAAGATAAAAAAAGAACATATGAATCATATCAAGAATATGCAAATGATATGTCTTTTGAAAATGATGGTAAAAAATGAGAGATACAAAATTAATTAATAAATTTTCTGAAGAAAATAAAAAAAAGCAACAAGAAATGAAACTTTTTATAAATTTAAAAAAAGAAGTTAATCATGGTGCAAATGGAACTCAAAAATATGTTATTAAACAAGGCTTAAACAAAGGTAAAATTGCGTCAAAATGATTGATAGATTAATTTATAAAATTTTAGGTTCTCTAGACAAACTTATACAGAAAGTGGATAATTTATTTACAAATAAAAAAAGAAAAAGTAAATAAATGAATTTAGCAGACTTATTAAAAAAGAATTTTGTATTGGTACCAGTTGTTGCATCTATATTAGTTGGAACATTTACTGGTGTTCGTTACATTGTTAATCTTACAGATACTATTAACACTAATCAGCAAGAAATCGTAGATCTTAAAAGAGATTTAAAAGTTGCTGAAGATAAAATTGTAGATCAAAATACAAGACTAACTTCTGCAGAGTCTACATGGCAGATGGCAGAAAATTTATACAGACAACTAGCAGATCAAGTCAGAGAACATGATTATGATATTAAAGATTTAAATAGGTAATGTATGGAGGTTCTCAAGATGAAATATTATTTTGCAGGATTAATTATTTTAGCTCTTACAATATTAACATTTTTTGTAGAACCTGCGTATCCTAGAAACGAATATCTTAACGATGGTAATAGTAGATGTGGAGAATTAGAAGTAAGAACAGAAAGACGGGATACTGATTATAACTATAGTGATGGTAGTACCAATGAACAACAAGGTATAATTTTTACATACAGAAAATATTTAGGCACAGATTGTGAGACTTCAAAAGAAAACGTAGCAATCAAACAACAATTAGAATTAATGAAGATGTGTGGTAGGGTTAATAGTAATCCAAGTCTTGCAAACAATTCTAATTTTGATTTACTGGTATCTAAATGTAGGGGTGTAACTCCTTCAAGAGATAACACTAGACCCTCTGATTCACAAAGTCTTTGGGATGATTTGAAAGATGAGTATAAAAAAGAGAACCCAGAGGTTAATTTAATGGGAGATAAGTTTATAAAATCAAAGAAGAGTACATTGAAAGTACCACCAAAAGACTATAAACTACCTAAACCAAAAGATGAGTAAACCTTTAAAAATATCTGAAGAGGCTGCTGTGCAGATGCCAATGAAGACAGTTGCTAGTTTAATTCTGCTCGTTGCAGCTGGCGTGTTCGCATACACCGAGCTGACGGCTAGGTTAGTTTCACTGGAGACATCACGTGAGCTGTTTGAAAATGATTTGCTCAAAAAAAGTGAGCAGGTCCCAACGGATCAGGAGCAACATTTTTTAATTGAAGATTTATATCAGACTGTTGAAAAGATGGAAGAGACTCAAGAAATGAATATGACTAATAAAGTAAATATAGAATTTTTAAGAGAACAATTAGATAAAGCATTGGAAGATATTGAAGGGTTAAAGGACAAAGTGCGAGAAAATGGAAAGTCTTATTAATGACTGAGTTGGTAGTAGCGTTACTTATGATTGTACACGGAGAGATTAAGGAAGCTCGTATCCAGACTTCAATGTCTGAATGTTTGAAAGGAAAAAGAGTTGCTAAGCGTGAATCTAAATCACACATAAAATACCAGTGCATAAAATCTATGGCAGAATTAGAGTCAAATATTGATGGAAGTTTATCAATAAAAAAGCTAATATTAGAATAGTGTCTCAAAATATAAATATTTATAAAATACCAAATTTTTTAAAACATAAAGAAAATTTAATTCATTTAATTTTTAAAATACCACAAACATATGTGCAAAATAATTTTGAATCTATTTCACATACTGATTGGCAGATAACAAAAACTATGAAAAGAGAATATGAAGAATATTTTATGACACATATATTTCAAGATTTTGCAAAAAGTTTTGGAAGTAAATATAAATTTAATAAAATTTTATGTACAAGTATTTGGTTTCAAGTTTATGCTAAAAACGATTTTCATATGACTCATACGCATCCTAAATGTAATTTTAGTAATGTTTTATATATTGAATTACCAAATAATAATTTAATAACAAATATTCATGATTTAAATGATAATAAAATAGATATAAATATTGAAGAGGGCAATATAATAACTTTTCCATCTTTTTATCGACACAATAGTCCTAAAAATACTACAGATAAATCGAAAATAGTTATATCTTTTAATACAGATGTAGAAATCTAATTGACCAGAGTGTATTATAAACAAAAAGGATAAAATATATGAATTTAACACGAAATTTTTCCCTTCAAGAATTAACTAAATCAGATACTGCTATTAGGAAGGGCATAGATAATGAACCTAATGCAGATCAAATAGATAAACTTAAAAGACTTTGTGAGAAAATACTACAACCAGTACGTGATCAATTTGGTAGAGTAAAAATAACCTCAGGCTTTCGTTCTCCTGAATTATGTGTTGCTATAGGATCGAGTTTAAATTCGCAACACTCCAAAGCTGAAGCCGCAGACTTCGAGGTGGTAGGCGTGGACAATGCTGAGGTAGCTGATTGGGTAAAAATGAATTGTGAGACAGATCAATTGATCCTCGAGTTCTACACTCCTGGCGAACCTAATTCTGGATGGATTCATGCAAGTTATGTAGAGTTTCAACCAAGAGCTCAATATATGAGAGCTTATAGAGATCCTGACACCAAAAAAACTAAATATAAACCAATAACAGGAAAGGCTATTGATTTAATATAATGGCAATTACAAGAGGACAAATACCAAGTTTACTTGAACCAGGACTAGGAAGAAACTGGGGTAAAAAAACTAGAAAACAATTTAAAGTAAAGGCTCCCAATGTTAAAGGACTTAGCTCGTACTATGATGACCTTTATAAAAAATCCAATAGCAAAAAAACTAAGGTCTAGAAACTATAAACCTAAAGTGATACAATCTAAAAAGTTGTACAACAGAAAAAGGCTTAAACACTATGACAAAACTATGTGCTAGAGGCAAAGCAGCCGCTAAAAGAAAATTTCGAGTATATCCATCAGCATATGCTAATGCTTATGCTAGTAAGATATGTGCTGGTAAAATTAAAGACCCTTCTGGTGTCAAAAGAAAAGATTTTAAGGGACCTAAACCAGCTGGTAAAGTTTCTGGTGGTGAAGCCAAGGTTAAGAAAGTAATAAGTGGTTTACAGAAAGCATCAAAAACACATGCTGCTCAAGCTAAAACATTACAATCTGTTGTAAAAGCTTCTGATGGACAATTCGCACAAAAACTACAACCATATGATGGAAGCTACATAAAAGGTAATTTAGCTGGTCATAATGTATCAAACAAAAGTTTAAATAATTATTACAAAGGAATGATTGATGAGTAAAAATAAAACTAAAAAGAAAATGCCTAAAGCTAGAGATATGGCTATGGGTGATAAAAATATTTCATATGTAGGAGACCCATTTATAGTAGATGGAGAAATCTTTGATCCTGCAAAAGAATTTCCAAAAACTTATATTAGACCAGAAGGGACTAAAAATTTTATGTGTGGCGGTGAAGTAAGAGGAACTGGAGCAGCAATTAAAGGAACAAAATTTAAAGGAGTCTTTTAATGGGAAAGAAAAAAGGTATAGATATCACTGGTGCATTTGGAGCATTTGATGATGAATATGTTACTGTGCCAAAGGGAGAGTTAGGAATAAAGAAAAAAGATAAAAGTTTAACTTTAAGTCTTGAAAAACCTTTCAGTAAAAAAACTAAAGAAAATATTAATAGTACAATTGGAGCTACCTTTACTAAAGAAGGCAAAGATTCTTCATTATCTATGACAGGTTCTAAAACTGGTAAATCTAAAAATGTAATGTTTTCATTTTCTAAAAGTTTTAATATAGGTGGAGAAGCAAGAGGTGGTGGAGCAGCTATTAGAGGCAAAGGTTTTAAAGGCGTATTCTAATGAGTCTTAAAAAATGGTTTGATCAAAAATGGGTAGATATTGGGAGCAAACGAAAAGATGGTTCATACGCACCTTGTGGTCGTTCAAAACTAGCATCAGATCAAAAACGAAAATATCCAAAATGCGTCCCTGCTGCAAAAGCATCAAGGATGACAGACTCCCAAAAGAGGAGTGCCGTTGCGAGGAAAAGAAGTAAAGCCCAAGGAGTGGGTGGTAAACCAACAAATGTAAGTACCTTTACCAAGAAGTATTATGGTGGTATGATAGAAATTTAAGGAGAATTTATGTCGGAAAAAATAAAAAAATTAAGAGCAAAAACTTTAGCAAAAATTGCTGGATCTCAAATAAGTGAGAGTGAAGCAGAAAAAATTAAAAAATTAATACCTACTACAAAAGATAGTGAAAGTGTATTTGAAGCTAAAAAAAATAGTCTCTTAATGAAAATTGATAGTATGAAAGTTGGGGGAGAAATGTTAAAAGGCAATCAAAAAAAATTAGACAAAAATAAAGATGGTAAAATATCTGGTGAAGATTTTAAGATGATGAAAAACAAAGCCAAAAAAGGCAAAATGATGTATGCAAACATGGGTATGGAAGCTAAATCAACTCAAGGTTATGGTGCAGCTAGAACATCAGGTATGGGTTTACAAGATGAACAATTACCACCGGGAAAAAGTTTAGATTATTATAAAGATATAATGTAATGAATTATGGCAACGTCAGGAACTACAGCATTCGATCTACAGATTGATGATATTATTGAAGAAGCATACGAGAGATGTGGTATTCGAACAAATAGTGGTTATGACATTAGAAGTGCTAGACGAAGTTTAAATCTTTTATTTTCTGAATGGGGCAACAGAGGTGTTCATCTCTGGAAAGTTAAATTAAATCAAATTCAATTTACAGCGGGAGTAGCAACATACTCAGTGCCTACTCAAGTTAATGATGTTTTAGAAGCTTACATTTCTTCAAGTGGTGCAGTAAATGGAACTTTAAATACTGCTCTAACTAATGTTGCAACAAGCGTTGTACTTACAGATGGTACTGGATTTGCATCAAGTGGCACAATTCAAATAGGACTAGAATTTATTACTTACACAGGTAAATCTACAAACACATTAACTGGAGCAACTAGAGGAGCTAGAGGTTCGTTAGCCGTGGCTCATGCAGCAGGTGTACCAGTACAAAATATAACTGGCTCAGGAACGGCAAGTACACAAGATGTTGCTTTAACAAAAATTGATAGATCAGCTTACTCTGCTTTACCAAATAAATTAACAACTGGACAACCCTCACAATATTTTGTGGATAGACAGACACAACCAACAATAAGTTTATATCTTGCTCCAAATGCATCTACTTATACAACATTAAAATATTATTCGATTGATAGAATTGAAGATGCTGGATCTTACACAAATAATCCAGATGTGCCTTTTAGATTTTTACCATGCATGTGTTCAGGCCTTGCATATTATTTATCACAAAAAAAATCTCCAGATAGAATTCAATTATTAAAACAACTTTATGAGGATGAATTATTAAGAGCATTGAATGAAGATGGTTCAAGAACTTCAGTTTATATTTCTCCTCAAACTTATTTTGGAGATGGTGTATAATGAGTTATGCAAGTGGAAAAAGATCATTAGCTATATCTGATAGATCAGGACAAGCATTTCCTTATAGAGAAATGGTAAAAGAGTGGACTGGTGCATTAGTACATATATCGGAGTTTGAACCAAAGCATCCTCAGATTGATCCACCTTATCACAAAGCTGATGCTGTTGCTTTACAAAATCCAAGAACTATGAAGTTTCAACAACCAACAGATATATCAACTATAAATCCACAAGCCCCAAACGATGATACAATTGCAGATTCAGGTGGGATATTTGTAGGGGTTGCTAATCTTACTTTACCGGGAGATTTTGCATTTAGAACTCAAGACTTTCAAGTAACTTCAAATGGAATTACAACAACTATTCATAGTATGATTCCAGAAGACCCTTCATTACAAAATAGAAGAAGAGAACTTATATCATCATTAGGTTCTGTGGAGGTAAGTATTACATAATGGCGATAACTTATGCAAATTTTTTAACCCAAGTAAGAAACTATACAGAAGTAGACAGTAATGTTTTAACTGATGCAATTATTCAAGATTTTATTAAATCAGTAGAATTAGATATAGCTGGTAAGGTTGATTACGATGATTTAAGAAAATATGCTACATCCAATTTTACAGCTGGAAATAGATATGTAATTTTGCCTTCTGATGCGATTATTGTAAGATCTGTTCAAGTTATAGATAGCAGTGATAACAGAACTTTTTTAGAAAAAAGAGACACAAGTTTTATTTCAGAATTTTCACCAAATGATACAGTGACAGGAACTCCTAAATATTGGGCAAATTGGGAAGATAATGTCCAACAAGGGCCAGTGATTTTAGTTGCTCCTA